CCCGCGTAGCAAGCTTCGTGCCAGCCCTCGCGCCCGCGTGTGGGTGCGGGCATGGGTGCATGGGGGTGTACGCGCTCGGAAGCATCGGACCTACCCCCACGCAAATGCCTAACAAATTTAGGTTCGGCTCCTTTGTTAAACTGCCATTCTAGTCATGCTCGTTGGAGCTACAGAGTAGGTGATACGCAACCTAGCCCCGCCACCTACCGGGTAAAGCCCAGCAGTCAGCCCAGCAGTGACCCACGTACTGGTTCCTAGCTTGCCAGTCACCTCTACCAGACTGATAGCGCCACCAACAATAGCCACCAGCACATCATCTGACAACGGATTGTCATACGCTACGGTGGAAGCCGGTACAGAGATAGCCGTTTGCGTACGTTGGTTTTGTGTATAGCAGTTTTGCCAAGTGATCCCACTGTTAGCTGCTGGAACAGCCCATCCACTAAATGACCAAAAGCACTTGTTGCCAATGATATTTGTCAACGACGCCCCGAATGTCGGCGGCTTAGCGATATTGTAACTACCACCAAACTCGATATTCTGTACGCTCGTGCTAAATTGATGTGTGTATGCTCCTGAACTACCGATAGTACCACTACCACTGCCGCTATAATTGTCACCGGCGTCAACTACGACACAAGTGTCAGTTACCACATTGCCAGCCACAGTTGCTGTTACAACAGCCGGCCTACCATTTGGATTAGGAATAACCCATCGAGCAGTACCGTTAGTGTAACTACTACCACCAGCAGTTATTGATACAGCAGTAACAACGTTGCCAGCTACTGTGTAGTTGTACGTAGCTCCTGAACCTGCAGCATATGGTGCCGGAACATTACAATACTGGTTTGGAGTACGAATCCAGTTAGGACTTACTTTGGTATTGATGTTATAGTAGTAAAATCCAACCCACCCAGCAGGTACTTGTCCAAGCGTATATGCAGCCCCATCCCCGTCACTAACCATGTCCCCAGCATAGTCTCCTGGGTAGTACACAATGCCGTAAACTTGGTTATTAACCCCAGAGTTATGATGGCACCTCATGTTACGCCATAGCCCAGTAGATAGGTTAACCTGGCACACTGACATATCCACACCACGCTGACCACCAACACCCTTGATATGGTACAGGTCCGTGTTATCCCACACATTTCCTAGCACTTTGATACACGCCCTACTAGCGGTGCCTGTGCTCATATCGTAAACTATGATATGTCCAATGTCACTGTCTATACCGCCGAGAAGCTGCATTCCTTCCTGGTTACCAACACCACGAACGTACTTAGCCGTGATGTTTTTCAGTCGCGTGCTTTTAAATGGCCCCATGTTAATAGGACTATTTGAACCTAGCAACACAGGCTGTCGGGTAAACATAAAAGTTATGTCGTGCACTTGAGACTCAACTACGTATCCTTTTGTGCTGGCTTCTCCTGATGAACTACCACCTAGCAAACTACCACCATTAGATGTGGCACCAGGTGCTGTACCATCAAATATCTGGCTAGTGGAAATTCCACAGTCAATAACCTCAATGTCGTGCATTTTGAGATTAGACAACTCAGTACTAGCCGGTGTGGTTATATACCAAGCTCCGGCTCCGCAGTTACGGATACGACCGTCATGGAAATAATTCTCACTATTACCTTGGTAGTCGATAGCTCCCAGACCATACCGCTTGCTATTAGACAAGTCGAAGTCACTTATTGTAATGCGACGAGTGTTGTTAGACCAAGTAACAGGGCCGTCTGCGTGCCCGTTAAGCCAGTAAGACGGCCCATTACATGATCCGTTGACCAGTAGTCGTGGAACGTTAACGTCCCAGCAGCCAGTCACACCGTCGTAGTCGGAAAAATGCAAGCCGTTTCCAGACGAATTCCAGTTCACGAAGCCAGGAGCATCAATGAACCGTCCAGACAACATCAGCCCTTCACAGACTGCGTTAAGGACTACTAAAGATGGAGCCCCGCCGTTGTATGTAGCTAGATCGACCTCAGAAAATACCTCCCACCTAGCGGGAACGGAACTGAACACCGAGTTATTCCCGTCAACGTACCCGTTACCCACAAATACACCAGGATAACAGTAATGGCCTAGCGCATAACTTGTACCCGTAACATAAGCTGCGGCAATAACAGCTACTGTTTGCCCGCCTATCTGTAGCGTTTCTCCCGGGGTAAAGGCAGATTGCAGAAATACCCCAGAATTCCGAGGATTAGTGACGGTGACATAGTTGGAATACACTCCAGTTAGCTGGGCAGTATGACCACTAGAGAGCCCAGTTACAGTACTTCCTACGACTAGCTGGCTAACATTACTAAACCCAGTTAGTTCGTTAATGTTTAAAATAAACTCACTGGCTGCTGATATCGGGGCGGAGTACCGAGTAGCAAACATCGGCCCAGCATTGAACAACTTAAACCCGCCGCCGGCTCCGGGAGACACCGAGGCCACAACTCCAGCATTATTGCGCAAGCCAATAGTAGTGACACCCCTTCCATTACCCGTAAATGTAAGCACCTTGTTTACACTATCGATACTAGCGATAGCAACAGGAGCATTACCCCAAGCAGTAAGTCTATCGAGCGTGCCAACGCACACTGTCATACCAACCCGAAATTGACTTACATCGCTTACTTGCACAGATGATGCACCATTTGCTAGTGCCGCGGTAACGTCAACAACTACAGGAGGTGCCCTCTTTACTTTGGACTGGTTTAGGTTTACCGTCTGTCCGGCTTTTAGAAATCCAAACCCAGGATGCAAGACGTATGTGGAGTTTGACGACAGTACAAAAGTAGTACCGGCTGGAGCCCCAGAGAATATGGAGTTCATCAAATCAAAATCTGTAGGCAAGTCTCCGCTCAGTGGTGCTACAGGAGTTAGACCACCTGACACCATAGCCCTCAATGAACTAACTTCAAAACACTGCAACTCCGACTTTCCTGAGCTACGAAGATAAGCTTGTTTTAAAGCGCTTTGCGAGGGCAGCCCCTCAAGTTCTGTAATCTCGGAGTAAGTTAGACTAGCTTTACTTTTAACAGCAACTAATGTATCCGGTGCGCTAGCACTGGTACGGATAATGTCGTTTTGTCCACTCAAAAGCAAAGTCATTACACAAGCCCCACAATGTTAGTCGCAGTAGTGGCTGCCCGAACCTTGGTTGCGACAATCCGCAACCATGTCCCAGCAGCCACACCATTAAATAGTAGAACAGTTCCGTCAAGCGTAGTCACACTGACATTACCAGCACCGCCAACCCACAGTCCACCCCAAGTTGGGGGCAACACAGTAGCATCGGATGGGGTGACGGAAAACCCGTCAGTAAACACATTCCGTTCCTGCAAATCTTGGTTAGCCATTAGAGAATCTCCAAATCTGTGACTGCCCGAATCATACCGGCCCAGTCTTTAAATGTAGCTCCATGTCCTATATGCTCACCTGTATGGTCTTGCCATTGGTGAATCATTTCATGGAGAAGCGTAGCCTTGGCTAAGTCCGGTGTAGACAGGAGACTGCTGATAGTTATCTGACCACTCAGATACTCACCGCAGTGCGCTATGTCTACTACTACGAACCTGGGCATGGAGAGTAAACCACCAAACAATTGCTTGTTGTATACTACCCACCACACCCGAAGCCAGCTACTATCGATCAATTCGACACGGCGCTCATGATGACGCTGACCACTTCCGGTGGGATACCCCACACGGCTGCAGCTACCGACAGCACGAGAACCAATAGTGCCCTGCGCACTGCCTTGTTAGACAAGATACGAGTTAGAAGGAGCATTACGCCACCACAATTGCCGCTGCTGCAAACGAAGCCAACAAGTTAGCACCGGCGTCTTGCAGCTTGTTGAGGCCGCTAGGCTGGGTGTAAGCGATGGTGTTGCCGTTAGTGAGTGCCACACCGTCATAACTCACTTGCACGGTAAGGCCAATGATTTCGACTTTGTTGATGACCCGCACAGGCGCGGTAACAAAGCTGGTCAGGTCAGGAATGATCCTGGGGTCCAGAGGTTCGCTAGTCGTGATCACAACGGTGTTAACACCAAGCACCTGGTTCCGGGCAGTCACCGTAGGTACTGCCAGGTCACGCAAAGAAGCGATTGCTGTAGCGCACGCGGTGAAGAAGGCATGCAGTTTGGTAGCTGAGCCAGAAGTGCCACCGTTGCGGGCCGAGAAGATTTCGACCGAGCTGATAGCTTTGGTAGCCTCAGACTGGAGACGGAAGCCCATGGACAATAGACCGGGGGAGGGGAGAGTTTCGATTCGCATAGCTTTCCTTAGTGCGAGAGGCCAATAGGCATGGCGGGTTAGCGGCGACGATGCCGCAGCGTGCTGACCCCAACACGGTTGTGTTGTGGGCCGTTCATGTTCAAACGTTTATGACCGAATGGGTCTTCCCGCAAGCGGGCGAGTTCCTTATCGCGCTCTATTTTAAGTTGAGCCTCTTGGTCCTGGGCAATGTGGGCAACAAACTGCCTAGTCATCCCTTCTACAGCGTCAGCCCTGTCATCGTGCAGCAGAGCATCACGTTGTTCTGTGAGCTTAGCTATCTGGAAGAATAAGCTGTAGGACTGCCTAATACCAGCATTGTAGCGTTCGCAGCAAGTGCGATCCTCGTCAATCGCGGCAGCGTCAATGATCAACGATCCACGCCCCATTACTGGCGCGAGGGTGGCGATAATGCGCTTTTCTTTCTGGCCGGTAACCAGATCGTCATCTAGGCCCCCTGTGCAGAACCTCTTAAATATCGGGGTAAACACAGACCTAAACGCCCCGAAACCCATGTTCTTCTCAATCACGCACCGTTCAAGTGGAAAGCGACTAAGCCGTTTGGCCAAGTCCTCTAGCTTGAATTCCTCGTAACCACCAAAGATACCACCGACTGACAGAAGTATTACGTTACCGTTTAGGAAACCACCAACAGCGTAAGCTGTCTCGTCCCCATTAGCCCCACCCGCTGCTGGGTCGATATACGCTGTGATATTCTTGAGCTTACCCGTTTCCCGGCTAGTCTCTTGAGGGTCACGCATAACAAACGCATGGTCCGCGATAGAGTAATCCCTGTTGTGGGAGTTCTCCATTCCACGTATGATGACCATGGGGTAGTGCAGGTTCGCCCCCCGGACCACTACGAGAAGCTCAGGTTTGAGCGGGTAGCGTTGCGCGTCCGAGAGACGAGTATTCAACATGTGTTGGAGTTGGAAGTAGGCTTCGCCCTGATCCCTCTCCTTCTTTTGCAACGCGTCCTCAGCCAGTAGCACCGTATCAATGGGCTGGCCTTGGTTACCAGTGAGGCCACCGCCTCTACCCAGGTCTGGATTGCTTGTAAGCCTGCGCAACAAGAGCGGGGCTAGACTTGACCCATAGTTAGCAAGTTGCTCCGGCGTCGGGTAGCGTCCTGGCCAGATGCGGATAGTCACACCACGAGACATTAGACTATTGTAAATAGAGTCCATTGTCTGTGGAGTACCAAGCCAAAGGATACGCCCCATCGAGTTGATGGAGGTAAAGTCCTTGGTCAGGTGCAGAAGCTTAGCCCGTTGCGGCGGAGTGGCAGAGTTCTTAGTGGACTCAATATCGTCAGCGATTAGCAAGTCAGCCCGCTTACCCTGCAAGTTTGAGTCGATGCCAATACATGCCACGCTAGGGGACTTATCCAGGCCCTTGAGGCTGTGGTGAATGTCGAATGCATCTGTAGCTGTGCGGTCGCCCGCCAACTTATCAGGCCGCATGCACTCAAGCACATCCATCGACATAACAACCCGGACGATAAGCGTGCTAATCTCATTAGCCTGTGTACCGCCCGCACTGATAATGAGCACCCGGTGAGCCGGGCTGTGCATGAGACACCATACTGCGAAAGCCGCAGCGATGGTGGTCTTAGCTTGCCCCCGCTGTGCCTGAACCATCAAGTACTGAGGGCCGTGCTCCATGTAGCCGCCAATGTCGTGCTGGATATCAGATGTACTGAAACCCAGTTCGATCATCACGTCTTCAAGAAACGTCCCAAAGCTCTTGTAGTGCTGCTGAAGCAAAGTAAGGCGTTTCCACCTTACCTCTGCGCCTAGTGTGTCTTCACGCGCTCGCATGTCAGTTCATCGACATGTCACCGCCGAGGTGCTTGTTAGCAAAATCCTCAGCAGCTTCACGGAAGTTAAGATCGTCACGCGCACCTTGGCGCCGACGTTGAAGAAGTTTGCTCAATTCACTAAGCTCTTCATTCTTGGTTGGGTCAGCGGTGATGTTATTGTTCTTGAGCAAGGCGACAGCCACACCCCAGAAAGCGGCAGGGGCGGTAACCTTAACGGTCGATTCCCCAGACACAACATCAACACCCTCCTTAAGCAAACCGTTTAGGCCACGGGCCAGGGTACCATGTAGGTCACCAAGTTCTTGCTCTGTTGCCTTGCTCATTTCTTTAGCCACTCCATAAAACTTGCTAGTTTACTAAACAAGGACGGCAATTTGTCTAGGATCAGAACAATAGTCCAAGCTAGGGTTGCGAATAGTACCCAATCCGAAAGACCAACACCCCAGAACGTAAGGGTGCCGACACCGACGGTAGGTACTGATTTAAGAATTTCAAGACTTGCGTCGTGTCGGCTCATAGTTATGGTGTGTAAGTTGTGATCGTACCACCGCCTGCCACACTAGAAGTGCGGTAGCTAGTAGCGTATTGTTTAAGAACCCCACCAGTGGTCGCTGCTATATCTGCTTGTGCTTGACCGCTTGCGGCGCAAGTATCAACAAACATTTCAGGTCCGGTAGTGTAAATCCCGAAAGCATTCCCAGAGTTGTCACCAGGGCCAACATCAACCCCGACTAGCCAGCTCTTACCTGTACCCGTGTCAACGATTTCAGGCCCGTAGTTACGAGCGTACAGACCATTGACCCGAATGATGTAACTGTTAAGGTGAACGCTACTACCATTACTGGTATTTGGCGCAGAGGTAACGGTTTTAAAGTCACCTGCAAACGTCGATTTAACGTTCAGCTCAGTGGCTTTACAACCAAACCCACCAGCATCCGTGTAATGAAGATTGTCTCCACGATTTCGGTGAAACCACGTATCTTCAAAATACGTGTTTGCCCCGAGCGCGTCCAACCCGTGAGTATACGAATACGACACAGTTGGTTGAGCCAACCGACCACGGAAGAACATGCTAGCTTGAAGGGCCCCTGAATTAACAGGCTGCAGGTAAGTCCCACTGATTCGCCAATCTCCATCGAAAGCGAGCTTAGTTCCCAGGGCCATGATCTTGCTAGTAGCATCTCCAGTGACAACCCGTAGTCTGGCTTTAACACCAGCAGAGTTAACGTTTGCCGCCGCGATTAGGCGAACATACAGCTTGTTAGCCCCAGCGTCGTGGAACCATCCTTCACCAGGGGTGTTGACGTTAGCCACACTACTGTACTGCGTAAGAGGGAAGGCCTGATCGTAGTCGTCCCGTCGCCCACTATCGGTGACAGCGAGCACAGCTGGATTTCCAGGAGTAAGGGGCATCCAGTAGACTGATCCGTAAACTCCGTCTGGAGTCCATGTTGCAGTAGTCGGGTCATCCGCAGGTGGTGCTATCGTGCATACGCCCATAGCACGAAGAATCTTCAACTTCGCCCCTGGAACGTCGGTGTCCCGGAACTCAAACGGTGCGTATGCGCCAGGCATACAGTAGATGTTGCTTGGTGCTGCAGAACGTACAGCGTAAGATAGAGTCTTATACGGCGCTGCTAGAGTGCCCGAAGCTGCATCGCTACCATTTACAGGATCGACCCAAATTTCACCAGAACCGATTAGTGCTGAATGGACCCGCATAGCGTAAGATATAACGTCCTCACTGTACGTAGCCTGTCCAGGAGCTAGACAGATTTTAGGTACGATACCAGCCCAGGAAAAACCAGATGGAATATCACGAAGTTTGCTAGTCAATCTGAGTGCCTCACTTGATGCGGTTACAGCGACGTCCCTAGCTGCAGTGGTTATGTCTCTGGCTGCTACTACAGTAGCAATAGCATTAGTGGCAGTCAACGCACTCGCCGCAGCGGCACCAGCACTAGCCGATGCCGCAACCGCAGCATCTTGAATATCCCCAAGGGTAACTAGCCCGGCCTGGTCAATAGCTTCAGTAGTAGTGAAAACACTCTGCTTTGCTACCGTATCTAGACTGGATTCAGAAATGCTACTCCCATCTTGAAAGTCAACGAATGGAAGGCCACCATTAGACGTGTCACGGTAGACACTCAACTCGTACCCAGAAGGAACGGCGGGAGTAAACCGTAGTTTGTATGGCCCAATGAAGTTAGCCCCCGCGACCACAAGGTCTGTGCGTACTCCAGCTGGGCTCTTGTAGAAAGCCTTAACCGTGTCTTGCGTGAGATAACCACCGGTAAAAGAAAAATCCCATATCTCAGTAGTGCCGTCAGCAAGCCACGTCGTTACTGAGGGCTTAATACTGATTAGTGTAATCATGTGGTGTTCCTATGTATGCCCGCCCCATTTCTGAGGCGGGCTGTTATACCGGTACTGGATCAGTTACCCATTAAGTTGAGCACCGGCGCCAACATTGGTAATTTTGCAAACGGGCCATTCTTCAGAAGCTCATGAACGTCTGTGCCATCCTTGTTATTCTGCACAGCTGCCCACAAATCATCAGCTAGCCCAGCTGCCGGGGCTACGATGTTGCCTACAAACTTAGTAGTTCCGCCAGACCTACCGCCAGTAGCCTCAGCCATGCCACTGACTGAAGCAAAAGCATCTAGGAACTCTCCGGCAAGCCCGGAAGCTGCAACGTAGTTTAGTGTAGCCCTAGCAATTTTAGATGCAGACAATTGCTTTTCAAGCCAAGCTTCTTGGTCGTCTTTTCCTATGCTATAAACTGCTTGTCTCGCCATGTACACCGGGGCAGCGATAGACATAGAACCCATCAACATACCGACAGCCGAGGCAAGTCCGTAGTTGTTGCGATTGCGTGCCCACTGCTTCTCCACAGACGTAATAGAGAACGTTCGGAACTGAGTCAACAGTCTGAGCCATCCGCTATGAGCCCACTTTCCAGTCTCACCAATAAAGGTTCCTTGGATGATCTGACCAGCCCCACGGTGAACCGCTTGCACGAACGCTGCCGCAGCTTCCTTGTCGGTCGCCTTGGTGATATCGAACTTGCTAAGATTACCAGCGCTATCGAACGTAGCAATGTTGTGTAGGTCTGCTTGCAGCTTGGCCGCCAGTGCGCTGTCGATACCCATGTCCGCTAGGGCCTTGTCAGTCCCGCCGTCACGAAGGAACTTGCTAGCCTTGTGGACAATCTGTTCAGCGACCCCACGAGTCTGAGCGCCGTGAATAGCGCGCCAGAACGAGAGCTTACCTTGAGCGTGACTACCACCCCTCAGCAACCGGTCAGCCAGGGTCACAGTGTCGTGACCGTTGACTTGGTATTGCAGGCTTGGGTTGTCAAACGGGAACACCATTTTGTATGCGTCGGTGCCAAATTCAGCTCCTCCGTGCACTTCCAAGCTACCGATGATAGGGTTAGGAACCTTCTCACCGCGAGCCAGGGCCGCAGCCTCAGCACGCAACCTCGGCAGTGAGCTAACTGCGCTCATGGCCTTGCCGGCGCCCAGGTGGGTAGCAGCATTTATGTACTCAGCGAACTGTGTAAAGCCCATGCCCCCAAGCCTAGCCAAGCTATTCGCTTGCATAGCCCGGTTCATCCACTTGCCACCGTAGTCCCCGAACGGCTGATTAAGCATCTCTGCTGCCACCTGATCGAAAGCCTGGACTTCATGCGGTTGGGCCTTACCTACGTCCTCACCAAAGTCAGACATGGCCCGACGCAGCAGCTTCATGCCCGCCATACCCATCACACCGTGCTGAGCCAGCGCGGTCTCGCCACTAACCCGGCCAGCCTGATTGCGCAGCAGCGTAAGCTGGTCTGTCTCGAACAAGTCCATCAGTGTGAACGCTCGGCCGTTGTCGTCCAGTTGCTGGTTCAGGTCCAAGCGCAAACGCTGCTTGGTATGCCCAGCCCCACCGCGCATGAACTTAGCCATCTGCGCCTGCACTTCTGGCTGGCTCAAGCCAGTAGCCTCTAGCGCATCCTTGACTACATCAGCAGCACCAACTTGGTGTACGTTGCCTGGAACGTCATGCCCACCCATAGCCCGGACCTTAGCTCGGTCGATGTACTTGGCAGCTAGGTTAGCCGAGAAGCTAATGTCCCAGCCCTCGACCCCAACGAACTGGTCAACAAGCGCCGAGTGGAAAGCGCGATGCTCACCGTTGGTCATGTTGCGGACCTTCTCGCCACTAAGCCTGTGTGGCATGTAACCCTTCGACGACGATGGCAGGGCAGCCCAACCAATAGTCTTCTTGTCGATCTGGTCAATTCGCATACGCTCATATGCCTTCTCAACCACATCGGCTGCGCCCTTGACCGCAGGACCAGACGTGTTAGCTGCACCAGTACGGCGGGCTTCCATTTCCTCGGCAACTGCACGATTGAAGTTAGCCCAATGCTCACCCCCAACGTAGTCGTTCCAGATACCGCCTCCCTTGGCGTTACGGTAAGCCTTGTAGTGGTCCTGGAACTCGTTGATCGAATTGCCCATGTACTTACGCTCAGCAAGGTACTTGCCAAGCGCAGCCGTAGACCTACGACCACCAGCGCCGGTTGTGCTCTCCAGCATTTCAGCAGCCACCATGCGGGCAACCGGGTTCTTGGACCTCAGCATGTGCAGACCAGTCGAGCCCAGCGCATGTGACTTAGCCGTAAGGGTGTCAATCCACTTCGGGTCGATGTTATTCCACGGCGCCGTTGCATCGCCAGCCTTAGCGTACAGAGCCACTAGCGCCTTCTGCTCTGCACGCTCAGCCGGCGTAGATACAGGCAGCAGGTCCAGCCCGTACTTCATGGCTGTCGCAGTCTGTGTTGGATCCAGGGACTGTGCCCGCTCAAGTGCAATGTCAACCTTGGGATCACGGTTAGGGTTAAGGCCCTGTGCTGCCCGCTTCTCCTTGGTGCCGACTGCTCTGGCCTGCTTGCGAGCGAACTCGAAGAAGTCCTGGAATGACGCATCAGCATTTAGGTAACCAGACTCCTTAGCCTTAGTGAACAAGCTAGTGAACTTAGTCCACAAGTCCTTTACCCACGCCGACAACTCGGGAGGGATAATCGCAGGCTTCCAAGAGTTCTCCCCACGGATGGTGGTTTCCATCCACTTAGTAAACTGCTCTGCCGACATTTCATCGAAGTTGCCCCAATACCGCTTAGCCTCCTTCGTCTTAGTCGGGGTAATAGGATTACCTTTGTAGTCCACTGCCCGTGCTAGCACATCAAAGAACGATGCGTCATGCTTGTCCATAGGGTTAGACAGGGTGGCCGCCCTGTTCGGGAGGCTGCGCTCAAGCGCAACACCGAAGCGGTCAGGCATACCCTCAATCTTAGCGGGTGGTGCTTCCTGCCCGATATAACGGGTAAGCCACTTCTCATGGAACGCAGCCATTGCGTCCTTGACCTTCTGTGGTGCGTTATCGAAGTGTCGCACCAATACAGCATGCCCAAGCTCATGGATGATCGTACCAGTTTCCGCACCCGGGCGAATACGAATAATCGCTGCCTCGTGAGGCAACCTTAGGTAGTCACCATTGGCACCGCCAGCCCCATCCTCTCGGAAGTACAGCTTAACGTCAGGCAACAGCTTTTCATGCACCCAGTTAACGATCTTCTTGTTAGCCTCTGACACACCTGAATGGAAGTACGTTCCGGGTTTAGCCGCCTTCAAGTCGTCAATGCTCTGACCCCAAAGGGACGACGACATAGAGGCCCAGTTAGAACCCCTACTCTGCTCAACTACAACCTCGTTGGTTAGCTTGTGCCAACTGTTGAGTTCACCTGGCTTAACGTCAAGCTCGGAAATAGAACCAGCACCTTCCTTAACCTGAGCTGCCTGCACCAGTTCCTCGTCAGCTTGAAGTTTCTCCATGTCGGGCAGGAGTCTGCGGCCCTCAGGCAGAGAGCCACCCGTGACGCCCGACGCCTTAACGTGGGCAACCTCAAGCCTGGTGATCTCCTGCGCAATCTCGTCCGTCGTCGCGCCGGCCCCCAGGTTCTTGACAGCCTTGGCAGCCATCTCAGCCTGCATGTTAGCCGCGTCTTCAGCGATGCGCATAGCCAGTGCAGCCTGCCGCGCCTTGCTGGCTTCGGTAGCCACCCCGCGTGCTTGCAGTCCAGTGAACAGCCCACCGACAGCCCCGGCCACAGCGTAGTCAAAGATACTCATGCGACCGCCAATCGCATCCTCTACAGCCGTCATGGCGAGGTTGCCACCGACGTTCTCAAGCACGCTCAAGCCGATAGCGCGGCCGGTATTGCCGGCTTGCATGGCAGCGTGTGATCCCAGCCCAGCGACTGCTAGGGTCTTGGCTACGCCCACGCCAGTGATCACACCCTCAGGGAAGCCAGCCACGATACCAGCAGCCGCAGCATACCACCCACCCTTGAGACCAGCCACGCGCATATCCTCGCGCTCCTGGGCTACTTCCCACTTGTAGCGATCGAACTCGGGCAGGCTTTTAGCCTCACGCATGAACGATTGTTCATCCTCGGTGAACCCGACCAGCTTATCCTCAGGAGGCACGAAGCCCGGGGTGGGCTCATACTCGGGGCGGATAGCTCGCTTGAGCACAGAGCTTGCAATACCCTGCTGCCAGAACATAGCCTGTGCGGCCGTGGTTAGGTTCAGGTTATCGATCTCTGTTTGCTTGGCTACTGACTCTGCTCCTGTTGCAGCGAATCCCTTGCTAAGGTCTGCCGTCTGCGGATCAATTTGGAGACCAGCTAGAAAGCCTGTAGTAGCGCTTATCCCTCCCATCACAGTCTTAGGAGTGCGGTCTTGCATCCAAGGCATCGCGGTAGATGCGTCAGTATGCAGCGGCAACTCAGCGGCAGTAGCAGCAGGTGCGTCTACCGTAGCGTTACCTACTTCCTTACCGTTAAGCACACGGGCAGCGTAGGCTGCGTTCTCACCACGCGGGTCTTTCTGGTTACGCCAGTTCGGACCGTTGTTGTAAGCCCGCAGTGCTGACACCACGTTCCCACCCTCACGGGTAAGGTCTTCCTTCAAGTGATGCGCTGCGATAAAGAGCGAGTCCGCGAAGTCGTTAGGGTTAACGGTAACCCCGAGCTTCTTCTCGAACAGCGCCCGAGTCTTAGGCATCAATCCAAAGTGGCCCTCGGCGCCAGCAGGCGAACGCATAAGCGTACCCCGCGCCGACTCCGCATTCCACATACCGTCCAACACCGAAGCGTCTACGCCGGCGAACTTCGCAGCGGCCCCAAGGGCCTCCTGCGGTGACAACTTCTTTAGGTCTTCGATGTTCATCGATTACTTTCTCTTAGATTGATTGAACTTGCGCCAAGCTTCCTCACCTGCGTAGATGCTGGGGACGCCAGCTTCAGGCGTAGCCACTGAGCTAGGGCCACCGAAGGCCCAGCGCCGTTGGCTGGCTTCATGCTTAGCTTTAGACCGCTCCATCATCTTCTCGGCGAGGGCATTGTAGTCCAGCGTCACAAGCTTGCTGACTCCGTCCTTGTAGCCCACAGCTAGCAACTGTTCGCCATTGCGGCGCACTGTCACCTTGTCCATGCCGCCTACCTTGTCGATGGCCTCATCCATTATGTCGCCGAAGATTTCAGCGGACTCAGCGGCAGCAGGCAGCGCCCACTTCCCGTTAAGCCTAGTCTGCATATCCTGTAGGAACCCCGGGCCCTTGTCATGCCAAGCATACCCACCGACGATCTGGAGCCCCCGCTGCGGTGCGATCTGGAGTGCAACCTTCAGCGCATCCTCTGGCATAGCAGTCACGTTCATGACCTGCACCGTGTCGTGGATCTCACTGGCAATGAACTCGGCCGTGCCAGGACGCAGCTTGTTCACACCAGTAGCCCACTCAGGACGCCACCATTGGTTCTGGCTCTTGGTCACCGTGGTGATAAGATCGGTCAGGTCAACCTTGTCGATCTTCCCGCGACTACCGCCAGCATCTGGGCCAAACGTGCCAGCGAAGGCTGCTACCAGGTTAGGCCCAGGCTTTTGCACATCGATAGGCCCCGGCTGAATCAGGTTGAACTTGGCGAACTTAGCGTGGTCATCCTTGAAGTACGCAGCAGCAGCGATGGGGTTGCCCTCATTTAGCTTACGCCACGTTTCATAGGTCGCCACAAACGACGGGGTCATAGCCCCGCCGGCCACCGAGTTAGCCACCATCCCGCCAAGCATGTCTTGCACCGGCTTGTTGACGTAACCACCGATAGCACCGCGCACCATAGGAGCAAAGTCCTCGGCCTTAGCGGTCAGAGAGTTGTTGATGACTTGCAAAAACCTCGGAGTGATGTACTGGTTAACCTCGTCGCTGGTGATCTTGGTCAGGGCAGTCAGGCTACTCAGCGTCCCATTAGCTAGGGCCTGCGAAATAGCTGACTCGCTCATCTGAGCAACCAGTGCCTTGTCCCGAGTCTTAGCCGCTTCCTTGGTTGCAGCTTCGTGCTCACGCATCTGCACATGAAGCGCAGTGTCAACAGCGTTGGTGGTCGTGGCCCCAGCAGAGGCGATAGCTTCTGCACTGAAGTACGGAGTCCTGCTACCAGTGCTCTTCTTGAACGTGTCGTTGAACTCGTTAAGGGCTAGCACCGTGTACTCACCCTTCCATCCAGTAGTTGGGTTATGGGCGATGTTCTTAAGCGCCAGCAACTCGTCGTATCGTTGCGCCCCATACTGAGCCCGGTGCTGCAACTCGTTAGTCTCTCGGCTGCGTATAACTGCGGACTTCTGCGCAGGGTCGAGCAGATCAAACAAGCCGATCTTTTCCATAGCGTTGAGCGCATGGAAGTTGCCCTTCTCAGCCAGCAACATAGCGTCACGGGCACGCTGCTGCTTGACGTTCTCAGGGTCACGTCCCTTGGCGGGCACGGCTAGCATGGCGTTTGCGGCCAGTTGCTCGTCGTAGTCTGCCTGGGTGATCTTACCATCAGCAAGCTGTTGGCCTGCCATCTGCAAACGGTCAGCACCAGCATGGATAGCCTCTGACTCTGAGCGCGTGGCCTCACTCTGCATGAAGGCGTAATGCTCCGAGGCGTGGCGCTTCATCACAGCCGGCATACTGCGCTGCAATGCACTGATGATGGCGTTGTCAGTAGCAGCATGGCCAGTCATTGCAGCCTGCACAGACTTTGTGAAGAACTCATTAGCCCCAGCCGAGTCCATCCTGCGTAGATTCGGCATGTCGCTCTCGATGCTAAGAAGAGTACGTTGCACAGATGCTTCCGTACTATAAGCACGGGCGCCCTCTACAGCGTCACTCTCCCCAAACACCCTGGACCATGCTGGCTGGTCTCTAGCGATATCATCAACTGCTTCTCCAGTCATGGCCCGCTGAATACCAGTGACATACGCTTTAGTGCGCGCTTCTTTGATATTCTTATCCATAATCCCCTGCCCAACTTTCAACAGGAGGTCCACAGTTGGGTCGTTCTCTACCTGCACGGCGTGAGTCTGTGGCAAAGCGCCGCCACCTGAACCACCCTGTACGCCAGCGCGAATGCGCCCACGCTGGACGCCAACATCTGACACCTTGTCAGAAGGCTTAAATCCAAAGGTTACGGTTTGCCCAAGCCCTTCAGTGGGGGCCCCAAGCGTGTTGTCATTCGGCATTACGTTCCAATCCTGTATGATTCTTGCGGCTTAAGGGACCAGCCAAACTTGGCGGCCCCTCCAGAGCCGCCAGTCAGCGACCCATACTTAGGGGCCGAGTCACCCCACATGCCCGTCTCTTTGCCAAGCTTGCCGAGTTGCTGTGAGCCCCACTCAGCGACGTTGCCCACCCCTGCCTTGATAGCAGTAGTTAGCACCGAGTTGAATACTGCTTGTCCGTCACTCATGGCGTACTGCTTCTGGGCGTAGGCTTGTCCGGTGTCGATTTGATCTATGATCAAACTTCCGTCTAGACCGCCTGCCATTTGGGACATGATACTCTTGCCTCGTTGCAAGATAGCGTAGTCCATGCTTTCCCCACTCTGTAGTGCTAGCTCTTTACTTATACTGGCTCGCAGTGAGGTGGTGCTGTTGATCATGTCTGTGACTTGACCACCAGCACCTGACGCACCCTGGCTTGCCATCGCCGCACCAAACTCTTCTAGTGTACGCACGTCGCCAAGCAACCGCTTGTTAACCTCGTTATCCTGGTTGTGCAACCCATTGACCAGATTGGCAGTGAACGCATCGCCACCGTCATCTAGAGTACGGTTATTGTTAACCGACTGAACATAGCGGGATAGCCCGTTGCGCGCCATCTCTTCTAGATTACGCCCACGCTTTACCTGATTGGTGGCGTCTGCATTAACCTGGCTAAGGTGGTTGTTAATCTCAGCCATTGCGCCCTTGCCTTGATTACCAAGCCAACCTTGGATGCCCGCAGCAACGAACCTTTCCAACATAATGTTTATCCTAAACGTTGAGGATTGTTAAATGACTGTCCAACCCACTCCACTGAACTTACTGTGAATGGGAGCCAGGTCCTAGCCTTGATTGTGATTTTGTAGTCCCTTGTTTCCCTGCCGATTACAAGCAGGTGTGATCCGTCCACTACAGGGGCTCTAGACACCAGCGAAGACAAACCTCCTACACTGTACCCAGCAAACGACGAAACCGTGTCATCTACTCCACTTACAGATAGTACACTATCAAACCCAGAGGAGTTGCTATAGGACACTTTCAAGCTACTAACAGTGAGTCGCCCCGTCAGTACTGCCTTTTCTTTCCTATCCTTAACAAACGGATTAGTCGGCACGAAGTAGCTGTCTTGTTTTGCTCCAGCCCACATGCCATCTGCTAGTGGAAATGATTCTGACACTTCCGCCTTTTGTGATAGGCTGCCCCCGAGAAATCGGTAGTCAGTGCTAGCGTCGAAAGCCACATTCCAAGTCCCAGTAGTGTCTGTGCGCAAGCTACCAGTGTCAGTTGCAACCTCATCCCATTTTCTGGCTGAGTCTAAGTACGGATAGCTAGCTAGCTCTGCGGTGACTGGGCATACATCTGCTACTACCCAAACCTTACCATGTGCCAACCTGAGGCTGAACACTAGCAGGCCACTCGGAATTCCTAGCATCCCAAAAACGACACCTAGTTCTTGGGCGAAGTCCCACCTGCCCCATGCATCCTGACGCCTGCCTTGGCTGGTGTCTAGGTAAGTGAACGGGTAGATGCTATTGCGAGAATCAGAAGTACGGACGAATAGCATCGAGGGCTTAGCTATGGTAGCTAGTTCTACAGCGGTTCCTTTGAAGTACGTCGTGAGTTGGCTACTAACTGAGTATGACTCAGGTGATTCAGCTACTGCCCCAGGCCTAATTTCATGGACACTCGGTGACTGCTCGCCTTGTTTGCTATAGAAGATCAAACCACCAGCGGCAACCGGAGGAACGTCAGCCGCTCCTTCGTGGCTCGACATTACTGGGAGGTTAGCGTTAGATGGGCTGAGGGCCGACCTTCCGCTAGCTGCGTATTGCCTCTTGAGTCCAAACAGCACAATGTCCCGGTCATACAGAACACTATGTCGTAGCTCGTCGTCCTCGCTACCTTGTGACAACATCTCAAAGGCGTCGTTAGCAGGGGCGGTGAGCACGCTAGTACGAAAGAAGTTAAGATAGTCTCCAATCCGGCTAGCTCTGACTACACTACCAGAACCTATCAGCAACCTGTCTTGAAACACTCCGATGTACGTTATCTTTCTTCCGACAAAGAACGGAATAGGGCTAGTAGTGGAGTCACCTACGGAACTAGGACTATACGTTGGGTGTGAGCCAGCCGTCAAGGAATTAAGGATGCTCGCTGAACTGGCCATATAGAATGTTCCAGCTACCGCCACGCACAGTATGAATACCTTGGATAAGGAATACGTAACCCCTGCCCCTTCGTTCCATGTAACTTCAGTGTACCCAGAAATTACATTTGGGTCTTTTGGGGACGCCTTCAAGTAGAAAGCCTCTTCGCTACCCCTTGCCCTGACTTTAACTACCTTACCTACCAGGTGCAGATTGCTAACCTGATCTGCTGAGGCTACCTCATTTGCAACTCCACGGATAAGGGAACCATCCCCACCATCCTGGGCTGTCACTGACTTGACACCTTCAATTATGATTGTGCTGTCCTGACGTGTAGCAAGAGTGAGACCGGCCGCTACCGCTGCTAACTTCAATTGCTCAGCGATAGCTTGAGGCTGGATAGCTTCAGCCGCGTCGCCAATATGCTTAGTCACCGCACTGGTGTAAGCGTTAGTCAGTTCCCCAACAATCTGGGCGTAGTTAGGGTTTACCACTGTCTTAACCACAGTGTAGCTAACAGTCAAGTCAGTAGCACCGCTGTTGCTTGAGTGGAACGTAACTGTCTTGGACGCTGCAGCCCACGCGTACTGCGTGCTATTGGCTGGGGCACCCGGAGTTACGTTGGTCATAATCGTCGTACCCTTCTTAACAGTCAGAAGAGTCGGCGTCCAGTTTCCCCAAGTTAGGTCGTGGTAGTACGGTCCGGCAGGGGCAGTAAATTTTACGTAAGCCCCCTCGGTCTTAACCTCGGTACCGCCAGCTGGGTCTGCAACAACTTGCGGCACCCCTGTAGTGTCTAGCACCCCGCTGTAAGAGGACTTAGGAGTAGTGTAGGAAAAGTTGACTACTGTGTTGTCAAGTTTAACTGCACTAACTTTGAACGTGCGGCTGTACCCACCACCCCTGATCCAAACCACTGTCTTATCTTGGTTCCCAGCTGCTCCCCACAAGTCCGTGGTTACAGCCTCTGGAACAATTCCATGCCCTGCAGCAAACACGTATTTGCCAACAGCAGCGATAGCGCTGCATCCTGCGGAATCGAACGTATCCATAACTGCGTCTACTGAGTGACGAACTACAGGGATGAAGATGTTACTTGTCCTGTCGTACACAACCATGCTCGGCATTGTGCTGCCCAGGGGCCTTGCTCCTGTCCTGAACATGACCACAAAATCTTTCCCGCCGTTACTATACTCGAACCTACGCCAGTAGGCAGTATCTTGAACGAGTATATCATAGATGCCAGCTGCCAGACCAGTGTCCCGTTCGGCTACCCATTTACTTCCGTGCCTACGAGACAACCCATTTACAGGGTCCGGGATCATGTTAACCATTTCCCCGACCTGGCCGTCTCGCCTGTCCTGCGGGGCTTGTTGAGACACCCCTTGAACAAGATTGCCGTATGATCCCGATGCTTTCATTACAGCTTCCTAGCGTAGTTAATTCTGCTTTTAAGTCTCTGCAGACGGGCGTTACCCGTTATCGAGTTGTACCTTATTTGCCGAGTGGCTTCAGCGTGAAGTTGCTTCTCTGCCTCTTTAGCGACTTCGTACAGGGTTCTCATCTTATTAGAGTCCCCATCGAAGTCGGTCTGAAATTGAAGAACCGCGCTTGCTGCAATAAAGTCTGCAGCTACTTCGGGTATCTCTTCAAACGCTAATTTCCTGAGCACAAAAGTAGTCACTTCGGAAGTAAAGACATTTGTACCATTCAATGCGTCGTACAGTGTCTGGCCACGTTGGACAATCTGCGGGTTATCTTTTACGATAACGCTGATAATGTCCCCTGGTAGATATAGCTTTCCATCTAACAAGCTAGGCTGGATAACAAGTTGTTCCCTGTTAAACCACCAGCCTTGAGCCTGGACAACACTACTGCGTGTATCCAACCTGCTAGTACACGCGCCGCGAAAAGTATGGGGTTCAGTCAGCGCGTTTAGCGGTGCCTCACCCAGCGTGGCTAGCATACGGTTAACCACCGTCAAAGTTTGCATGACTGCTCCTTAAAGAAAAAAACCCCTCCGCAGTGGGAGGGGCTGACAAGCGCTTACGCCACGGGCAGGCTTGTTGGTATTACGGCTTCAGGATGACTGCCGCGAACTCGGGCCGGTTGGGACCAACGGCGTAGCTCATCCAAGCATCGACCATCCAGTGCTTGTACTCGTCATTCCAGAAGATGCCAGTAGTCAGCGGGATGGTTTCACCAGCCAGCAGAGCACGGGGAGCGAAAGCACAAGCAACCACCTTGCTGTAGTCACCGTTGTACAGGTTACCGTTGGCAACCACGTCCATCATGTGGCCTGCAATGACCTCACCGCCAGGGAAGTTGTTGCTCATGACAACGGGCAGGCCGTAAGTCTTGAGAACCATGCCGTCGATATTGGTGCCATCAGACGTAACGTAGTTACGGTTGATCAACATCTCGTTCATTGCCAGGGTCGCAAACTCAGCGGGCTTAACGGCCAGCATCACGTCGTCGCTGGAAACGTCAACGTCCTTGTTTTGCATCTTGACAACCATGTCCACGATCTGAGCGTAGACTGCGCGCCACCGAAATGACCGGCACCAGAAACACCAGAGTGCTTGGGAGCAGTCAGCAAGCCAGTACGGATTGCTTGGATGAAGATCGTCTGATCGCGGAACTTGGCGATCTTGCGGCCATGTTCATCCCCGACTTCCTTGCGAGAGTCATACGAAGTCTGGAAGGTTTCCAGCAACGGGAACACCGAACGCGCAAGCACCACGGTATCGATGATCAGCGTGTTCTTACCGAACTTGTTGATCGTACCGTCAGGCTTGGCACCTGGCACTAGCTTCTGCAAAGTCGATTCACCGACTGCGAAGTTCTGCAACACGGACGTACCGCGAACAGTCTTCATGGGAAGCCAACCAGTTAGTGCGCTCTTGCGGGCAATGGTGGTTTCCACAACACCGGTATACTCCTCGATGTGTTGTGCATCGATGGCGCCAGCAGCGCCGATCTGACCCGGGCGGGTGATGTTAAAGGTATCGTCTAGTGCCATGCACTGCTCCTATAAATTGATGATGGCAGGGAACCTTGAGTAATCCCCGCCATCAGCAGGTGTAGGAAACTCAAGGGCTCTGTTATACCGGTACTAGATCAACGTTGCCAAGCCTGGCGCCGGGCCTGGAGTTGCTTGTACTCGGGGCTACCGTCCAGCTTGCCTCCAAGCTTGCGACTCAGATCGGCGACTTCCTTGGTGTAGGCGCGAGGACTCAGCGCGTTAGAGGCAGGCCCGCCGTTGCCACTGTTATCGTCGAACGCCGGCTTGCCCTTGATGACAGTACCAGCAGCCTTCTGATACAGCGTGTCCAAGTAGTAGGCCATCGCCTTAGCTGCGATGCCACCGCCTTGCAGGGTCTTGTTGACCAATTCCTGCTCGGCCGGTTCGGCGTTGATGCCAGCCCACTTCTGGACTTCCTTCCAACGCGCTTCACCGCCAACGACACTGTGGATACCAGCAGCATTAGCCTCGGCAGCAGCCTTAGCCTTCTCGGTGGTACTAGCGTAGGACGCTTTGCCCAAGGCCAGGAACTTTTCGAAGCCCTTCGCCTTGTCGCCCATGGCCGCCATCTTGGCCTCAAGCAACGCGAAGTTGCCGTCAGCCGCTGCCGTCATGGCTGGGTCATCCGGGTTGATGCCGAATTTACCAACGAACTCCAACGCAAGGTCTAGGCCCGGATCGCCAGTGGGTTCATACAGTACAGCCGCAGGCGCAGCAGGTACAGTAACGATGGGGTCAGGCTGCTTCTCGGTGATCGGCAGTGCCGGTGTAGTAATGACTTCCTGTGTAACCCCAGGGGCGGCGGGTGCCGTAGTGCCAGGTGCGGGAGCGGTGTTTTCTGTGGTCATGCTTATCCTTGTTGGCTAGCGGCTGCTTCACCGGCAGCCGTGTTGCTTGCTTCTTGAACTCGGGCGTCTTGTTGCTGCTTGATAAACGCGGCGTACTCATCTTCTGACTTGAGGTAAGGCGTAAGGTCTACCCCGCGGCCGTCGCCAACGAACTTGGCAAGCTTACCGAACTTGAGCCTTCCCTGTAGTTCTGGCGGAAGTTGGGTTAGCAAGGCTAGATCGGTAAATGCTAGTTTCAGCGCTTCCAAGTCCCCGTTGCGGGATAGCGCGTCTAGGCCAGTGATAACCTGAACGTCGATACCCTTACCACGAATATCATTACCATCCTCTGCCAGTAGCCACTCAGCGATAGGCTTTTGAATCTGCCCGGACAACGCAGAGTAGACACCACCATAGGCAGTGTCCAACTCGTTAGCAGTCAAGCGCATTTCCTCAGCCGTGACACGCTCAGCGTCCCTGGTTACCGCGCTAAGCAATAGGAACCCACGGGCAACCCGCTTCTCCCATGTGTTCATCACTTCTAGAGCTTGTCTTACAGCCTCAGCGTTTCCGCCAGAAGTAGTGTCAACATCCTCCTTAGTGCCTGGGATAGCGTCCCCGGTGACGCTGTTGTTAATATCGTCAACCTTAGTGAATCCACTCGGGTTAACCAGCCATCGCCAATCGCACCCCGCAACAGCCCCATCCACAACAGTTTCTGACAAGATACTCAGAGCTTCCAAGTCTCCGCTGTACTCCTCTACCAGGCCGGTAGCGTAGTCGGATTCATCAGCCAAGTCCCAAGTCAGGACACGATAGGGTAGCTTGTCTTCAGGGTACTTGCTACCAAACTTGCGCTGGTCGAGTTTGTTCTCATCAACCCATTGCTCGATGATGTAAGTTCCGTTACGCTGCCGTATGATCCTCTTGTAGTAAGAGACTGTTTGCGCCGATCCCATACGGGAGTACTTGTTGGGTAGCGCATCTTGCACTTCCTGGTCAAGCTCATCGAAAGCTAACTGCTCATGGATGATCAGCGTGTGGACTTTGCCCTTGATTGTACGCTTGACGCGCCAATACTTAAGACTCATAATCCGCAGCTCTTTGTCTTCCAGGCACATCAACACGTTGCCTGTAACTACCAGATGGCGAATCGCTGTATACAACTTGGGGCGTTGCATGCGAGCGTCCAGCAACTTAACACTGTCGCGTTCCATCTTAGCCAGAATCGGGCCGATATCCTCGGGGTCGATGCCTTGCTTGATAGCCGCAGCCTTGGACACGGCATTAAGCTGCAACCGGTAGAACGGTGCGCTGGGGCGGAACATCGCCAACATCATCTTGTTGGTAACGTGGTTTACAGACTGCGCTCCAATACTCTGGTAGTCGTGGGTCTGGTCCGAACCCACAGGCTCGAACCCGTTCTGCAACATTAACTTAGGGATTGTGAATGAAGCGTACCGCTCGCATCGTTGGATGAGCGAAGTGCTTAGCCCTTCCAGTCTAGCCCAGGTCGCACTAGCGCTTTCTCGATTGACGTTCGCCATTACACCCTAACGCCTGTGGTGTAATCCTTACCGAACTTGGCCCGACGCTGGCGTACTGCGCTAGTAGAGGTGGCGTCAGATTCGACACTCACATCAACCTTCCCCAAGGGCACGCTGGCTGCATCTACAGCTTTCTGTTCAGCAACAGACCGCGCCGCAAGCTGGGCTTGCTGCATGGCAGCAGACTTTGCAGCCTGCATTGCGTTGGTCTCTGCCGCGTCGGCAGACTGCTTGATAGCTTTCTCCTGGGCGGTAGCGTTGTCCTGCGCAGCGTCAATCTGGGCTTGCACTCCCGTTATCTTTCTCACAAATCCCATAATGTACCTCTTTGAAAAGTTGAGTTCCTAGGAACGAATATCCAGCAGCGAGGTAGTACGGCGTCATGATCCCAGCCTGAGTATCACCCGCCGCTATTCCTCGCGCCCCGATGTGTTTCGCAATGGTGTCCAGTGCAGCAACCACGTCAGTAACCGGATTGTTGTATTCGCGTTGAAAGCGGATAATCAACTCCTCGATAAGGTGAACCTTGCTACTATACCAGACAGTACCGAAGTCGTAGAGTAGTAGGTAGTCCCCAATTTCTAAGGCTTGCCCATCCTGTATGAACTTGGTAAGTCCAGCATACGCAACGTCTGGTTCGGCTAGAACCATCTTTGGTGAAGCGCTCTTAGCTTTGAGGCGTAAGAACGCATCGAAGTAAAGATTACGCCTATCCAGCCTGGCTTCCAGCATCATGGTGTGACCACGAACCCTTCACGCAGTACTTTGAGCACATACTGTACTCCAAGTGCAAACGCTACTTGGTGTTCAGTAGTAGTTGCTGTAATTACTGGGGCAGGTAGTGCCTTCTCCAGTTGCTTGTATACGTCATACTGTAGACGTACTAGAGTAATGTCATTATTCAGTTCAGCCATAGCCAATCTCCTGTTATACCGGTACTGGATCAGTTATGATCACAGTCCGGCACGGGTTACGAAAAGAAGTACTCACTCCGAAGCACTTCCCTAAGGTCTAGCGTGCCCTTGTCCGGGGGCTCCGCCGTAGCTGGGTACTTGGCATGAAACTCCGTAACGGGGTCATGCTTCTCGTACATGTGAACAAACATCTCTCGGATCAGCACATACAGGTCTTGCGCAAACGTGGCGTGCGTTCCGTAGTCATCATGAATCATGGCCAGATGGTTGATTCCACGACTCGATGCGGCCGCTGCCACTAGGTGTAAGTGTGCAGCGTCCATTGAATGCACGAAGTTGGGAGCTAGTCCGCTGGCGTGCTTGTCAACATCCGGGTCGTTGGTCTCTGAAAGCACCCTGATCTTTTCAATCCCGATGAGCCGGGTATTGATTCGATGTACCTCAGTCTCGAAGTAAGCTTGTGACGCGGGGAATCCACTAGGACTTGTCCACCAGATGACGGGCTCTGCGGAGGAGCCAGCCATACCCTTGACGATAACGCGGGCGGACTTCTTGAGCCAGTCCATAGCGAGCCTACCCTTGACAACAACGTCGCCAATAGCCGGCCACACTGACGCCATAAGAACCTGCGCCGCCTGCCTGAACTCATGTTGTTCGAATGGGTGGTCCTTGGACTTCTTGAGATAGTCTTCCACTACGTAGTCCGTTGCAGATCTCAGCGTAACGCCGTATGGGGTAGTCATCACCCCACGCTTCACCATTGACCTGGTAATGCCTAGCGTCAACCACAACTCGGCCAGTTCCATTGGAGACCGTGATTTCCCAACTCTTACTGAGTTGAGAGTACTCAAGGTCAACGACATACGAACTGACGCTGCTTCTGCGACCCGACGATAAATATCCTCCATCACTTCGTTTACTGTCAGATTGGTAGCCCGTCCCCCAATCTCGTCTCGAAGCATCGCACTTAGGTTCTGCAGCCCGTTGCACGACCCGTCCATGCTCACTGGCAACCGGGTTAGGAAGCCTTCCGGGTCCGAGCACCAAGCTGCGTATTCTAAACACCAAGCTAGAAACTGCAAGGGCGAATCTGCGGAGAGCCAACCACGGTGTTCCACTGGGTCGGCGGCATAGTGTAGCCATTCTTTTTTCCTATCGTGAGCGAACATGAAGCGTTCAGATAGCGTGGCCTTATCGAAGCCCCACTTGTTAGCTCCCTGGATGTGGAACCACCTAATCGCTGTCTCGCTCGTTACTGGGTAGCCCTGGCCAAACTCCAGCAGGGCCTTCTGTAGATCGGAACCCTGAGGGTTAACCCCATAGGTCATTGGGTAGAATCGTCCGCGCGAGTCAGCGAAGTACACAAAGTGTAGCTTTGGGTAACCACGAAACATTTCACCCGCCCTGGTGGCAGCATAGAACCTGGAGAACTTCGAGCCGCTTAGCTTCTTCTCCGTGTACCACTCAGCCATTGACCGCTTCCACACATGGAACGCGTTGGACTGCTCGGGCGTCATGTTGTCCTTGGTCATCCCAGGCTGTAGCCATCCAGGCACCGGGGGCTTGGGCTTGTCGTGCACAGACGCAATCTCGTCGGTATGTATACCAGCCTCACTGAGCTTGTACACAACGTCCAGCACGTGCTCGTTCACTCGCCACTCCGTGTGCTGCAAAGCGTTGGCTGCGGCTAACACCACGGGCATATCAGCCTCACGGTACAAGTTCCTAGCCGACGCACGGCAGGACACAAGCATCGGGGTATTGCGACGAAGCTCCTTGGTATGGAAGCCTCCGTCGGTAGGCGTGGTCCAATCTAGCGGGCGCTCTACGCACGGGCCGTAGGTCGGAGCCGTGATAGCGACGAAGCTCTTGATGTTGGCGATACGTTCCATCATGGACTGGGACATGCCGATAGACCGGTAGCTGATCTTGCCCTTCTCGACAGGCGCCTCACCGATATCCACCATACCAGCCTGGGCCAGTAGGCCCAGCAGGAATGAGCCCACCTGCTCACGCGCACCTATAGGCCAGTCGATAAGGTAGTAGCCAGCCTTCTCTGCTTGCAGCCGCATGGTCTTAGTGCGATGCTTCTCATTGGTGGACTGCCGTCTGGCTAGATCGCGCGATAGGGTGTAGTATAATTCTGGAAACTCATCCTCTATCTGGACAAGCACAAGCTCAGAGTGCACAGCAGTGCCAATGCTTGACGCCACACTACGGTTGTCAGGCTTGCTAGTGCGGGTGTTCATGCAGCAGTTCAGCGCGGTACGAACAGCCAGCAGCGCCACTGCCTCGGGGTCCAACGCCTTGAGCAACGCGATGTGTGCCCGCTGGGCGCCGGCCTTCTTGACGTTAACCTCACTGGCGATGACGGCAGCAAGCGGGAGAACGTAATCTCGCAGAATCTCCTTGGCATACGGGTTAGTGTGAGCACCGCCCCGTTCTTCGGCCGCTGCCATCATTGTCTCGGCGCGCTTGATGCCGCCGTAGTACATCCTTCTCTCTACTTCTTCCTGCGTCATCAGGTCCATGTTATGCTGGCTGTCCGAAAGCCATCCTTCGTTTAACGTTGTCAAACACAAAGTGCTGTAGGTCCAGTTGCTCTACGATACCCTTGACCATGTACATCAAGTGCTCGTCGGCCTTAGGAGTCATGTGGTGATCCCGGATGTCGTACCAGCTTCTGGGGTACATAGTGCAAATACTGAGAAGGGCGAACGCTTGCGCCGTGGACCTGCCAGTAGCCCGCTGTCCTGGGCCGTGTCCTTGGCCCCTATGGAACCGGTTCACGAACTCCGTAGTGTGAATCGGATTAGCCATCAGCTTGCTCCTTGTCGTGGCGAATGCCTTTGAAGCGAGGCTCGCGCAGCTTGCCGTCTTCGGTCAGGCCCATGCATTCAATCTCGGCGATAGCACCTATTACCATGTCGGCTGGAAGCTTGTGTGGCATGCCGCTGCCCACATCGCTTACAACGCCGTTGTGTGTGACACTCAGCGTGTACACAGGGCGGCCGGTCTTCTCACCCGCTTCCTCCATGAGCCCAACGATGGTTAGGTCCAGGCTCAGCACAGGCTTGACCTTAACGATTTCACCCTGCTTGACCAGACCAACCTTGTACCCGGCGCTTGGGTCTCGTAGGATAGCTCCGTCGTACTTGCCCTGGGCCTTGAGGTTGCCGGCTGCGATGTTGATGTTGGTAACGCTCTTGCCCAGCATGGGGGCGATACTCACTGCCGTGCTAGGAGTATGGCCAACCAACTCATAAGCCCGCTCGTAGCGTAGGCGGTAGGACTCGGTTGTGTCCAGCCCGTCAGGCAGAACATCAAACACCTTGAGGCAAAGGTCAGGTGCGTCGTAGTGCCTCCGGACCCAACCGCTAATCTCGGGGAACATCACAAGGTTGCTCTCGCACCAAAGCTCCCCAACGTACACAGTGACTGCACCAGTAGGGGAGCGGCCCCATAGGTCCTCGATAATGTGGTGGCAAGACTTGATGGCTTCCCCAGTGCGGGTAAGGGCGAAGCAGGCCCCACCAGTGCCGCGCTTGTCAATATGGAACTCGCCATAGCAACCATCATACTTAGGCTGGGGCAGCCAGCCGGCCTCGAACAGCGCTTGCTCATTACCCCAACGCTTCTTGAAAGCGGCAGCGAGCTTGTTAAACTCTACTGCCTTCATGATGCGAATGTCAGCCATTGAACTTCTCCTCGGTGCGACGCAAACACTCATCCACTACCGCTTGCATCGGCGCTAACGCCATGTTAGCTGGGATTCTCTCGGCCATCATGGCGTAGAGGTCCGCCTTCTTCTCATCAGGCCAGCCCTTGATTGCCATGTACTGGTTAAGCACTTCGTAGATTGCGAACTCGAAGCATGTGTGGTGCTTTTGCTCGGCTACGATCAGAAGCGTGACCGTTAGGGCCATCGGGTGGTAAATCATGCTTTGCCCCGGAGGTACAACTCAAGGCGAGCGATAGCGTTCCAAGCAGCGTGGGCCAGATGAAGATGCCCAGTGTCAGGGTCATTCAATTCACCGCTCTCATGCTTAACCTTATGCCGCATGTCTGCATTCAAGTAGCGCCGAACACCATCCGGGACTTCCAGGAATCCGCCCTTTGTATACTTGACTGCACCCAGCGCGCCGATGGCGTTGACCGCTGCTAGCGCCTGCGGGAACGAGAACAACACCATGTCAAACTCTGCCTTGCCGGCATCTAGCTTGGCGCCTGGGGAGTGGGCGTCGCGGCCCGTTGGGTCGATTTCCTTGCGAGGCTCCATCGGAACCAGTTCAAGTTGGTGAAACGTTTCCATCATGTGCTCTTGATCGAACACAGAGGTATTGGGGTGTAGGGCTTCGGGCATTGGTGATCCTTGCAGATAATGTCGGAGAGAATAGAAACCCGGCCAAGTCGCGCTCCATCGATAGAAGCTACACACTTGCCGGGCAGGCAGCCACAGATGGCACTGCCGTCAGCAGTGCGCTCGATGGTAAAACATTTGAACGACTTGTCCGGGATGAACATCAGTTACTCAACAGCGTCTGCCGTTGCTCCTTACTGTTCAGGGTGTACCGTGACCGTGCCCATCCACCGCACGACTCGCAGCAATACCGCTGGTACTTGCCTACGTTGGTGTAGGTGAACCCACGCTTGGACAGGCTGACGCTAGCGCACTTTGGGCACCGTGCTTCTGTGCCTTCTGGGTAGTAGTTCGCCAAGTTGGGATGCCCCTCAGCCCAGGCTCGCAATGCCAAGTACACCTGCTCCAGCGACAGGATATCGTCGATGTTGTACAGGCGCATTTCTTTGTGGGCTACCTTGTTACCAGCCAGGCACTGCACCCACAACTCGAACCCAGGGAATTTCTTGTGCGGGCGCTTCTTGATGGTGGATAGCTTATCGGCCAGCCACTCCAGCTTGTTGCTGGTAAAGCCGAACACACGCTTGGCAATCAACAAGGTGTCGATCACGGTGATCGGGCTAAATGGAGGAAACTTGTGCATCACCATGCGTGCACGAATCTTCTTCATGTCGAACCGCTTACCATTCTGCGCAATGACGAAGTCAGCTTCGTTCAAGAGTTCCCACAGCTTCGCCAACAGAGCGCTGTCGTCGCGGTAATCCTCTTGCTCGAAGGTATCCATGTACACCGCGTCTTTCTTCGGTGCATGTAGCCACTTCGCTGCGAAGCTAAGCACTGTCCATTCCATTCCGATCTGCGCTAGGCTGATGTTCTGGTCCCACAACCCCCAGTGGTAGGATTGCAGCGGGCTCGTCTCAATATCAAGG